TGAGCGTAGTCGAATTTGTCCTGGTCACCTTGCAGTCGGTGAGATCGGTCGCGGCGCTGGCCCCGCCGCCCCCGCCGCCAGTGCTCGGGTAGATCGCCGAGGTGGGCCGCTGAGCGAATGCCGCGCCGACCAACAGAAGGAAAACCGCAATCCCGCCTCGCATCACCTTTCCTCCCACTGGAAGTTGAACACGACGGTCCCCGTGATCGCGTCCGTAGTCAGCGTCAGGTTGTCGCCCGGCTGGAGAACCTTCCCCCCGAAGTCGAGCGGCAACAGCGCCCCGGCCGCTAAGCGGAAGGAAGACAGCCCCGTGCCGGCCCCCACGTCGGAGCTGTAGTAGGGCGTCACCGCCGCCGGCTGGCTGTAGCGGTTCAGGCGCACGGCGGTGGCCGCGGTGGTAGTCGGCGCGGATCCGTCGCGCTCGATGGTGATGGTACAGGCGACCGAGCAGTACACCGAAGCGCTCTTGATGACAGCCTGAACGCCGGATGCCGATGACGGCAGGTGCAGGGTGACGCTTTCGGCCGTGGCGCTCAACCCGGTCGTCTTGGTGTACTGGTAGATCTCGCCGGCCGGCGCCAGAACGGTGACGGCCAGCAGCAGGCAAAGGACTCTCAGCATGGTGCTCTCCTTCTGCGCACGCGGTGCGCGTAGCCTTCTTCCCTGGACACGGCGGCGGCCCAGAGAAGCTCGGGGGATGTCATCGATGGGTTCAGGTCCCGGAACGCGGCGCCGCCCTCCTGACAGGCCCGGCAGCAGCCCTCCGAACACCACCAGAGGTAGTTTTTCCCCGGATTCAGCCGCCCCAGGAACAGTCCCAGGACTCCCCGCCAGTCGTAGGGCAGGCCGGCGTGATGCTGGCACCAGGTGCGGATGGCGCGCTCCTGCGCCCTGGAAACCCGCACGGGAACCAGATCCCACTGCGCCAGGTCATAGACGATGCGCTTGAACCTGGTTCCGCCATCCCATTGCGAGGAACTCCAGGAGAGACCGTCCGAGAAGACCAGTTCGACGTGGGTATGCGGCCCCAGGGTCTTTCGGCGGATGATCCGATCGAACAGCGACCGGCCGCCGCGGTTGAATGCCAGGCGAAGCATGGCGCGCTCCCTACCGGATCTTCCTGGGGCGGCCGGGGCCGCGCTTCAGTGGGACCAGATCATCGCCCTGGGGCTCGCCCTCGTCGTTGCTCTGGGCGTCCTGCTCCGGCTGCTGCTGGAAGGCCGCTGGCGTGTCGGCCCACTCCGGCCCGAGAGCCGCGTCTTCCTCGGGGCCATTGACGATTCTCGCCGGCAAGCTGGCGTGGTAGCGCCAGGTCGGGTACTTGATTTCCATGGTTGCTCCTGAGACAGGGGCCGGCGCGGAGGAACGCCGGCCCCCGGGATGAGCGGTCGATGTGGAAGGGAAACCACCGTGACCGCTCAAGCCGTTACAGCGGGTTGTTGGAGTAGTGCACCAGCACCCCGCAGATTTGGAGAGTGGTCGCCGTTGACCCGGCGGTCGTGAAGACCTGCTCCAGGGTCAGGCGGCGAAGGTCGGTGGAGGCGGCAATGGGAGTGCCGAAGCTGATCTTCTCGGCGTGGCATTGCCCGGCCGTGGTGGTCGTGAGGGCGAGCGTGGTCGGTGTGACCGTAAGCGTCCCGCCCAGGGCGGATGAAACCGTGCCCGCAGCCGCCGCCCCCGCCGCCGGGTAGGTCACGCTCTTGATGTCCGCCGGGGCGATGGACGCCATGGCGGTGGTCTGGATGCCGTACAACAGGTACACGTCGGTCAGCACCGGCCCCTTGCCTGTCGTGGTCCGCATGGGCGGGTCGATCGAGCAGGTGACCGTCAGCGTGCCGGCCGTGGTGTTTGTGGTTCCCGACAGCACCAGATTGTTGGCCGCGGCGCGTACCAGCGCCGGACCAGTGCTGATCGTGGTCGTGGCCGCCGTCATCCAGCAGTTCCCGGGCGAGATGAAGACGTAGTTGTCGCCCACCGGGTTCCATCGCCCGCCGGAGCAGTACCAGACGGAGCCGGTAGCCGTGTTCACCCACGGGTGTACGTGCTCGGTGGTTACCGTGCAGGCGCCACTCGGGTCGGTTGATCGGAACCAGTTTGGCCTGCCCACCCAGACGACAGCCCCACTGATGTGCGCGGTGGCGCGCGCGGTCCGGCGCACGGTGATCGCCGTGCCGGAGACGCTCACCACGGGCATCACCTCGCGGTCGATATAGAGGGTCGTCTGCGGGTCGGCGGTAATGCCGGTCGCGGAGGCGACGTTGATGATGCTGTCGGTCGCGGCGACGGCGGAGCTCAGGGTTGTGCTGGTGACGGTGTTGTACTGGGCGAAGGCGACCGCCGCCAGCAGCCAGGCGAAAGCGAGGATTCCGAAGAATCGCTTCAGGTAAGTCATTGTGTTCATTTCCTTTCGATGGTTTCCTTGGGGCCGCGCGAAGCGGCCCCGCTGGCGATGTGCCTCAGGCCGCGTACACCACGCAGCCCATTTCCCGGTAGTAGGCCGCGAAGCCGCACAGCAGGTCGACGCGGTTGATCTGCTGCATGGTCTTCGGGTCAATCGATTGCGTCAGAGTCAGCGAGATCTTGGTCGTCGGCTCGGTGACGGTGGTGACCTTTGGCCCCATTCCGCGCGCGATCTCCAGCGGCACGGTCAGGAAGCCGAAGGCCTCCTTCGGGAAGATCAGCCCGCAGGTCGTCTCCGTGCTGGCTGCGCCGATCACGGTGATGGCCGCGTTGTCGGCGACCATCGCCGTCGCGTTCTTGTACGGCCCGCTGGGTGTGATGCCGGGCGCGCACAGAATCGTCGCGTTGCCCGAACCATCGGCGGTCGCGTCCTGAAGCACGACGAATTCGAGCGGCATGTTGGTGCTGGCGCGGCTCTCGGGATGCACCGAGTTCACGCCGGCCAAGGTGAAACGGTCGCCGGCGTTCAGAATGGCGGCGCTGGCTGTCCAGCCATCCGTCACCAGGCTCATGGTGCTGTTGTTGCCCTCGGTGGCGGCGGCCGGAACCCCATTCGTCAGCGGGGTGCCACCGTGCGCGCCCACCGTGTGCCGGTAAAGGCATTCCTCGGAGTTCCACTGCAAGCCGAGGATGTTCTTGTCGATCTTGCCCGACACGATCATCGAGGAGATCGTCGCCGGCGGGTTGTGGAGAGTCTCGGTGTTCACGACCAGGGAACTGCCCATGGTCGTGTTGATGACGCACTGGATCGGCGTGCGGCTGTTCAGCCCGAGCTTCAGGAGCTTGTCTCGGCCCGCCAGGTAGGTGCTGTGGGAGGTCGGCGTCGAACCAACCGTGCCGGTGTAGTTCAGCGCGTTCTGAGCGATGAACTGAGCCAGATCGCAGTTCACCTGGGACGCCAGGGACCGCGCCAGGGCGACGGCGTGCGGCTTGAACTCGTCCATGTTCAGGGTGGCTTCTTCGATGGTGAAGTCCAGCGGCGCCTGGTACCACTTGTCGATGGTGACGCGGGTCGTGACGTTCTGCACGTTCTGATCCACGTATTCCCGCTGCTTGTAGGTCAGGTAACGCGGCGGTTTCCGCACGTCGATGAAGGAGCCACCTTGCTGCCTTTCTTGGCGAACTCCTTTTCGTAGGCCGAGGTGCAAAGCCCCGGAATGGTCAATTCGTCTCCCAGGGCTACGGCGATCATCTGCGCCGCGACCAACTGGGTATTTTTGAAAACAGACGGCATTTTGTCCTCTCGAAGGACGAGCTACTGGGACTTCATGAATTTCTTCACCTGTCCCCAGTCCTCGCCCGGTTGCGGCTCCGGCGGCGTTCCGCTCCCGCCCACCTTCTCGGGGGGCGCGGGGGGAGGCGCCGGCGCCGGTGATTCCTTTTGTGCAGGGGTGGAGAGTTTCTGTTCCAGGCGGCCGATGGCGCGCTCAATGGCGGAGGCTGTCGGAAGCGCCATGATGCGCTTCGCCTCTTCCGGGTGCTGGCCGAGGTAGTAGGCAATTTCCGGCCCAACCTCGGATTCCACAATCCCGACGACCATTTCCGGCGATTCCGAGAATTTCACCTTTCCGGTGACCTCCTCGAAGTCCGGGTGCTTCTCACGGAAGGCATCGGCGCGGGCGTTGTAGGCCGCGGCGGCTTCCCGCGCGCTCTTCGCCTCGGTTTCCCTCGTGAGGCGGTCCTCGTCGGCCTTTTTGAGCCGGGCGTGTTCCTGGCGAGCCGACCAGGCCGACAGGTCGATGTAGTACTTGTCGGGATCGTCGTACTTGTCGATCTCGGGCCTGGGGTCCTTCGGGTCGATGGCGTCCGGCGTCCTTTTCGCCGGCTCGTCCGATCCGCGAAGGGCATCGAGTTGCCGCTGCAGATCGTCCGCGCGCGCTTTCTCGGTCTCCGCACGGGATTCCGCCTCGCGTCTCTGCGCAGCGATTTTGGACAGCCTGGTCTTCACCCAGGGCGGTTCTTTCCCGGCTTCCGGTTCTCCCTCCTGTGGTTCTCCCTGCTTGGTGCCGTCCGGGCCCTCGCCGGACGCGGGTTTCGCTTCCGCCTCAGCGGCCTTTTCGCCGGGCGTCGCTTCGGGCTGTGCTGGTTTCTCCGGACTCGGGGCGGCCGGCTCCGCCGGCGGCTCCTTACCGTCCATGACCGCCCGGACCATAGCAAACGACTGCTCTTCCGGTGACGGTTGGGTGTTCGGTTGCTGCTGTTCACCACTTGGTACCATGGATCTCCATGTAAGGACAGCGTTTAACGCCCACTGCCGGGCTGGGTTTTACTGCTGCAAAACCGTGGCGGGCTCGGCCTCTGTGGCCGTCTGCTGCTCGTGAGCGGACGCGCGCTGCGAGCGCTCCAGGATGTCGACCTTCGCCTGGACGGCCGCGATCTGCTGCTCCAGCAGTACGCGCGCCTCTTGAGATTCGATCTGCGCCAGCGCGATGGTCCGCTTCGTCTCTTCGGACATCGCGGCGATCCGCTCGCGGCTTTCCAATTCCTCGCGCTTCGCGGCTGCCTCGTCGTTCGCCTTGTTCAACGCGGCGGTAAGCTGCTCGTGCTGCTGCATCAGCGCCTGCATCTGCGCCGCGAACTGCGGGGGAATCTGCTGCTGCTCGCCGGGCTTCTGATCCTGAAGTTCCGGCGGCAGGCTCTTCTGGTACCGCTCCGCGATCTTGTCCGCGCCGGGCGCGTCCCAGACGCTGAATAGGATGTCCCCGCACCGCTGCATGAACGTCGGATCTGCCTGCGCGATCTTCGCGTAAGCCTCGAATGCCTGCTCGCGCATACTGGTGTAGCTCGGGCCGGTGGAGAGCGCCACGCCGTACTTGCCCTGGCCGATCAGGTACTGCACCATCTTGCCGGTCTCCGGGTCGCGGTACGGCTCGGGCGTGTTGATCCGCACCATGGTTGTCTTCCCGTCCTCGGAGCGGATAGGCACCTCGCGCGTGCCGCGGTCAATGATGGGGATCAACTCGAGGAGTATCCGTCCGAGCAGTTTCCGGCTGGCCGCCTCGTTGGCGTGGAAATGGTATGTCGCCGCGTTTGCCTGCTCGTCGCGCCGCTCGATGGCGATTCCACTGGTCTCATTAGAGCGATTCCCAAGGCTGGCGTCGTAGATGCCCGTGCAGGCCTTGATGGCGTCAATTGACTGCTGGTAACCGACAACCAGCGCCTGAATCGGAGGCTCCTGGGTGATCCGCGATGGCGGCGCCAAGGAGCGGCCTGTCGCATCGTCCACCCGCTTGTACTGGACGTAGGGCTTCCGCGTCGTCTGGATTTCGGCCCACTCGTCCTCATGCCCTTGGATCTGGCCTTCTTCGACCAGATATGGGCTCTTGGGCGCGTCTCCAGTTACCTCGGCAATCGCCGACAGGTAGTAATTCACCATCCGCTGGGGAGCCTTCGCCTGGCGGATCAGGCTGCTGGTCACCCGCTTCCCGTCGACCATCTCTTCACGACCCCAGTGCGGGATAATCGGGATGTAGGGAACAACCCAGCGCGTCGCGCTGTGGATCTGGCAGCCGTCGATGATGTACTGCCATACTTCGCACTCGTCGCATTCGCGTTCGGCGACGACCGCATCGGCGAGTTCTTCCGCCAACTCGTCTTTCCAGACGATCTCTCCACTGGCCAGCAAGCAGAGAGTGCGCTTCCGCCAGTGCTTCAGCCAGTACTCGGCGATCATCACGCCGTCATGGTTCTGGCCGATCCCGACCCATTCCGGGACGGGGTTCTGACTGTCCTCGTAGAAATTCGAGCGCACCAGTTCCGCGTCGGTGCCGTATTTGCGCTTGAAGTCGCTTTTCTGAAGTACGGACGTCACGAACATGAATTCGGCGTCCGACAGGTCGTACTCGGTAGATGCCGGATCCCAGATCACCGAGAACTGGTTTGGGATCCGGTCGATGCGGATCTCCTGATCAAACGTGCCTTGCTTCCAGCGCGTCGTAACACGGTAGAAGCCGCGCCCGGAAATTATCGCCTGCTCGCGGGCGCAATCGTAGGCGGCGTCGGCGTCGGAATCGTATTCGATCTGGCGGATGCGGCCCTGGTACCAGTCCGCCACCTCTGGTGTGCCTCCGTCCATCGGCGTGCACTTGATCGCCGGTTTCGAGCGGCGGCCGTCGTTGCTGATCTGCGCCGTGAACGTCGGCAGCCGATTCTCGACGATCATCGGCCGGGGATGCGCCTTGTCGCTCCGATAGGCCTTCGATTCCGCGTCCCACTGATCGCCGGCGTGGAACCGGGCATCATCCGCCGCGGCCTCGCGGTCCTCGTGGTCAACGCTCATCGCGTAGGTGTAGCGCTCGCGCGCCTGCGTGATGAACCTGGCTTCGTCCTCAACGTGCGGCCATCGTTTGTCCGGCATCGTTACGTCCCCATCCACGAGTTAGGCCCGCCGCCGAACTGAGGTGGACGGCGGAGTTGCCGCGGTAGCAATGGAGCCACCGGTTGAGCGAAGGTAAGAGCCAGTGCGTCGCCGTCGTCCGGGCTGGCCACGCCGCGCTTCGCCATGGACTCCTTGCTCTCGATTACGAGCTTGTTCGACCGGTCGATGTGGTAGCCGGGGCCGGTCAGTTGGATCTCGAGGTCCTGGTCCTTCTCCGGAATTGCGCCGGTGAGCAGCCACTCCTTCATCTGCGCCCACATGTACGCGCGCATGTTGGCCTGGTGCTGATCGAGAGAATGCCCGCCGAACGATACCTCATGCACCTGCTGAAACCCGAGCGAACGGAGCCTCTCCACGTAGGGCGCCCCGAAGGCCGAATCGACGAACATGGCGGCAACCCGATTTTCTGGCCGCTGGTCCCGGAGAACCTCGGCCAGCCGGCCCAGGAACACCGCCCGGTCGTTGCGAGTGTGCTCGCCGGGGATCCGGATCGGCGGAATACTTCGCGCGTCAAGCCCGCGGCGGAACCGGACCACGTTCCAGGCGGCGCCGCCCCCGGAGACGTCGACGCCGGCGATCAGCGGCTCGCCGGGCAACACGATAGGCGTCACCCGCCGCTGCGCCGCCCACACCCGATCCTGGTCGATGAACTGAAGCTCGCTCGCCCGGGGCGGGAGCCCGCGTACGCGGACCCGGACGAAATCGCTGTCCTCCCCGTACTGCTCGATCCACTCGGCGATCTGCGCCTTGTTCGGCAACCGGCAGTCGCGGGAATCGATCGATCGGTGCATCCAGCGCCCGCTGTCGGAGCCGAACGTGATCCGATAGAAGGCCCCCTGCGACCTGGTTGGATTGCCGAAGGCGAAAATCATCGGCTCACCGTCCGTCAGGCCGCCCTCGGCCACCTGCCAGATCGACTCGGGGATGGCTGACGCCTCGTCCATGACGTAGAAGCTGGTCGACCTGGCCGCGTGCTGGCCGGCGAAGGCCTCCGAGTTCTCCTCGCGGCAGGTTTGCGGGGCGCAGTGCCACGATGCCGGATAGTCCCGGTGGTACATCCGGGAGTCGTTGATCGCCCACCAGTGAGCCGTAATGCACAGCCGGGTCCACCGCTGGATGGCCGCCCAGGTCTTACCTTGGAGTTGCGGGAACGTATTCGCCGTGACAGTCCCAACTGCGTGCGGCCTGGTGGACATCAGCCAATCGACGATCCACGCTACCAGCGTCGTCTTGCCGATGCCGTGGCCGCTGGCGACCGCCTCTCGGATCGGCCGGACGGCGCGCTGGCCGTCAAACCGCCGGGCGCGGACCTCGCGGCCGATCTCTGTCAGCAATTCTGCCTGCCATGTGTCCGGGCCGGCCTCATCCCGCAGTTCGCCCGGCTCTCCCCAGGGATAGGCGAGCCGGACGAAACGGAGCGGGTCAGCGTAGCACAGCGCCAGCTCGTCGGCCAGCGCTGCTTCGGCGGGTTGGAGTGTGGTGGCGGACATTCAGATCTTCGGCTGGTACCACTTCGCCGGCCCAAACGCCGTCTGGAGGATGAATTTGACGTAGACCACGCCGTCCTTGGTGACTTCGGCGCCCGCCGGCATAGTGTCAAGCGGGCCGCAGTAGCGGCGGCCGCTGTTGTCGCTGAACAGTCCGCCGATCTCGGCAACGCCGGAGGGCAACACGGCAGCCGCCGGCAGATCCGGACACACCGCGGTGCTCTCGGCCCAGACGAGCGCCGGATAGCCGTCGCCATCGGTGGTGACTGAGCAGACCGGCAGATGAGCGGGCTTTGCGGTCAGCGCGAGGCCTTGCGCCGCCCTCCAGGTGTTGTCTTCTTTCCAGTAGGCGCAGGCGTTGCTGAAATAGACATTCGCGTTGGTGTTATGGGTCAGCGCCATGGCTTCCAACTGCGTGCGCCAGGTTGCAAGTACTTCAGATTCAAACATTTGCATTTCCTCCTGTGGTCGGGTATGAACACTTGTCGATGAACTTTCGGTACAGCGC